CGCATATGTCCTATCTGTGAGCATGAGTTCCAGAAAAAAGTTAAAGAAGCATTAGATAGCTTTGTTATGACTGAGTATGACTTGATGAAGTTGTCTCCGTTTATGTGGATTGATCCATTTGGTAACGGAAACGCTATGATGGCTATGGGCTTCAGTGGGTTTACTTTGGTGGGTAATATCGGAGAATACTGGATAGCTATCGTGAAGGCGCAGAATGGGCGTCCTAGAGTGGTTTCTATCGGTGAGAAGGTACAAGCGATGGCGGCAGGCGACGATTTCCTTCGTGAGATCGAAGACAGCAACGCGGCTAATAAAACTAAGCGTTGGTTAAACCAAGCAGCTACTGACAAACAGAAAGAACATTTACGCAAAAATGGCGTACAAATCAGTGCGATTGATTTCTCTTGGACAAAGTATAAGGCAGGTTGTTGCTTAGGGTACTATTGGAACAAGCAAAAGATTGATAAGATAATTTCAGAACAAGTTAAAAAATTAACAGGGACTGAATAGATGCCGAGATTTGAAATGTATCTTATGCTTGCTGAAAAAGAAGACGATAAAGTTGAAACTTGTGAATACGAAATGATTTGTTGGGTTAAAGACTCAAGCAATATTGAAGAAATAAAAGCTTCTGCGAATGAAAAAATCAACGATCACATTGAAGAGGCCAAGAGTATTGTCCTGTTTGGTACCGCAAGTATCAGAGTTAAAGGTGAAGAAGTTATAAACATTGGGTTTAGAAACAGCGAAATAAATCCTGATGACATTGATGATGTCATAGATTTGTTCGACTTAAATGAGGAGACAGTACATTGACAGCAGCAAGTAATGCACCAACAGCACTACCGCCAATGAAAGAGTTGGCGTTCGTATTAGGTAAGTATGGTTGGGATAAGAGGTTTTGTGACCTCACAGAAGAAGAAGTACAAACACTAATATTTGCAATACAGGAATCAACACCGCTAACTAAGGAGATAAACATTGGGAAACTCGAAGAAATCTACTATAAGTCAACAGGCGCTTGGCCTTCTACTTCAATCCCATTCTAATGAAAATCCTGTAGCAGATAGTATTACTAAGGTCGTAGATGATGCGATTGTTGCGAATGAAGAAAAAAGGGAGAGACGCAAGTATATCGGTGCTTCTAGCATTGGTGATGAGTGTCAGCGTAAAATACAATATCGTTATTTAAACTACACGATTGATCCTGATAAAGCATTTAGTGCAAGAACTTTGCGCATCTTTCAGTTTGGTCATGAGATAGAAGAATATGCTTCTAAGTGGTTAAAAGATGCAGGATTTGATTTACGCACAGAACAAAAAGATGGAAAGCAGTTTGGGTTTTCTATAGCGGATGGGGAGATTCGCGGTCACATAGATGGCGTAATCTGTGATGGTCCTGTTGAAATGGGATACCCTGCTCTTTGGGAATGTAAATCAGCAAATGATAGCAAGTTTAAGGCGTTTGTTCGTCATGGTGTAACTAAAGCAAACCCAGTGTATGCTACTCAACTTGCACTATACCAGACTTATATGGAGCTTTATGAGCATCCTGCGTTGTTTACTGTTATTAATAAAAACACGTCTGAAATATACTATGAGCTTGTACCTTACAATAAGAAGTTGGCTCAAGAGGCAAGCGACAAGGCAGTGAATATCTTGACTGCGGCAAAAGCAGGTGACATTCTACCTCGTATTGCTCACACCAAAGATTTCTTTCTTTGTAAGTTTTGTGAGTTTAGGGAAACTTGTTGGGGAGCAGATCAATGAATATACTGAGCGTTGGCAAGTCACCTAAAGATGTAGCCGAGCGTATTTCGAGAGAAGTGCCTCGTAGCGTACAGCTACAAACATTGATAGATACATATCCAGAAGGCGTTCAAAGGGGTAAAGAATTTTATATTGGATCGCTTCGTGGTGAGGCAGGAAAGTCTATGGTTATCAACATAGATATGCAAAGTCCTTGGTTCTTAAACGGAAAAGATTTCGAATCAGGTGAAGGTGTCGGGGGCATATGCAAGATATTCAAAGAAGGTCGCGGCTATACATTGGCTGAATGCGTTGAATACTTTAAGGAATACATAAGCCCAGACTATGTTGCTCCGCCAGAAAACATTGTTAAGCCGAACAATCCGTCAAACTTTGCAGTTACAACTGCGCAGCAGGGATTTCCACAGCAACAAAAGAGCATGAGCATCAACTCAAGCACAGATTTTGAAGATGAATACAACTATACCGACGAAAATGGCATAGTTATTGTATCAGTTCGTAAGTATTTTGAGAAAAACGCACAAGGTGAACTGATACTCGACGCATCTGGTAAGCCTAAAAAGCAGTTTCGTCAGTTTATGGAAGGTCGCCAAGGCATTCCAGAACCTAGACCTTTATACAATATCCCGAACATTTTGGATTCAGACAAAGTTATTTGGGTTGAAGGCGAGAAATGCGCTGATGCACTTACGTCTCTTGGGTATGTAGCAACTTGCACAATTGGCGGTGCTGGCATGTTGTCAGAAAACACAGCATATAAGTTTGATTTCACGCCGCTAAAAGGAAAAGAGCTGATATTGTGGCCTGATAATGACGCCGCAGGCAAGAAGCTTGCTTCTATTGTTGAAGCTCAAGCTAAAGAAGCAGGCGTAAAGTCTACAATAATTCTTAAAATACCTACCACTAAGTCTGAAAAGTGGGATGCCGCTGATGCCGTGGAAGAAAACTTTAACATTGAGAAGATGCTCAAGAAGAACGAGAGAAGTGTAAAGAAACCAATTAACTTACTTGATGAAAGCCTGTTAGTTGACCAATACTTTGTCGGGTCAGTGCCTGAGCAAAAGTTTCTTATTGGTGATACAATACCTCTTGGAGTTCCGTGTGTATTTGCGGCGGCAGGAGATAGCGGTAAGGGCATGATGACACTTGATTTGGCTATGAAGGTTGCGTCAGGTACATCTATGCAGTCTGCTTTTGGTGGCCTCGTAGCAGAACACGGCGATGTCATATTAATTACAGCAGAAGATGACAAAGACGAAATGCACAGACGTATTTCGCGCCTTGACCCTCAAAGGCATAGAGAAGTCTACAGCCATAAGTTGCGTGTGCTTCCATTGCCAAACCTTGGTGGTGTGTTTCCTATCATGCAGAAGTTCGACAATACATATTTGATGGGCGAAGAGTTCTCGCGGATTTATGATCAGATGCTAGAGATGGAAACATTAAAGCTAATCGTAATTGACCCTATGGCCTCGTTTGTTCACGCAGATGTAAACGCCGATCCGGCGGCAGGAGCTGCATTCATGAGTTTACTTGCACAGATGGCTACTGAAACTGGTGCTACTGTTATGGTTAATCACCATATGGCAAAGATCAAAGACAACGATCCAGTTACAACACCAGAACAAGCGCGTAGTCTTATTCGGGGTACTTCTGCTATTGTTGATGGCGTTCGGTCTGCATTTGCGGTCTGGTCTGTAGATGAAGGTACAGGAAAACAACGCTGTCGTGATCTTAATGTAGAATATACGCGTAATGGTGTGTTTGATGGAGCTGTCGTTAAGTCAAATGGTCCTGCAAATAGAGATATTAGGCATTTTATCCGTAATCCTAACACTGGCCTACTCGAAGATAGGTCACAAGATGTCCGATCTATAACGATGTCACAATCTGTTCGGGATAGACTATCGCATATTGTTGAGTTTGTTAGAATTAGAGAATTAGATGGTCGTGCTGTTACACATGGTGGTGTTAATAGTGGTATATTCCATGCTATTCGTGAGTCGGAAGCTATTGAGCCTTGCGTTGTCTATTTGCAAGGCGCAGGCGGTCAAACAACTATCAAAAAAGCCGTTACTGAAGCTCTCGCTATGGGAATGATACGAAAGTATGCACTATCAACAGGTGGGGAAGAAAAGTGGCTTGGTGCTATGGATGGATCACTCGCTAGAGGTGAGTATGAGCGTCAAACAGGTCGAGATAACATTTGACAATCGTGGGAAATTATGGCAATAATCCCATCTTTAAGGAGAAATAAAATGATTCACATTTTTAAAGATAAGAAACCCACATTGGAAGAGGCGCAGTCTCTTGTAGATGGGTATGTTGAAATGGTTCGTTCACCTATTCATGAAGATATTCAAATCCTCGTTAATGAAGAAGGGTTATTGAAAGGACTAGACTATAATAAGGAAGCATCTGAAACTTATGGAACGGGCATTGTAGGCAATGCAGTTGTTCTTAAAGGCGATGCTAGGTGGGACTAATGGATAAAATTCCACAAAAAGTTGTTGATAAGTATCAAGATGTCTATAAGCAGCTTTGGGAAATTCAAATGAAGAAAGATCGCAAAGCTAACCCAAAGCTTGATTCAATATCGCCTAACTATAAAAAAAGAAGAGCATCGTTTCACATCGTTAAAGATGAAATCAGTGAAAAAGAGCCGAAAGCCCTTACAAAGCAAGCAACTACAATAAATATGCTGTTGCTTCGGGGCTTCGGGATTAAAGAAATATCAGCAGTTATACATACTTCTGAAAAAGCAATCGTAAAGATTAAAGATAAATACGAGCTTCCTAGAGAAAATTAACGCGCTGCACCAAACGGGCCTTGCTGCATTCCATAACCTGAGAAATTGTTCGAGTTACCATACTGCTGCGGCTGGTACGGGTTTGACATCGGGGCAAAACTACTCTGACCACCATAACCCTGACTCATTCCGTATCCGCCGTATTGTTGCGGCTGGGGATAAGGCTGTTGATAAGGACTTTGCTGGTATCCGCCACCCATCATTCCGTATTGCTGGTAAGGTGATTGCATTGGCTGCTGTCCGTAACCCGAATAATTCATAGGCTGCTGCATTCCATAATTCTGCTGCGGGCGCTGCATACCATAACCCGAATAATTCATCATTGGCTGCGGGCGCTGCATACCTCCATATCCTGAATAATTCATGGGCCGCTGCATTCCGCCATAACCCGAATAATTCATTGGCTGCTGGGGCCTGAACATTCCGAATCCACCCATAATACCTTGAGGTCTTTGCGGAGGTCTTTGAGGAAATCCACCAAACATTCCCATGCCTGTAGGTCTTTGACCACCAATACCCATACCCATGTTCGGGTTACTATACTGCTGAGTCGCTTGGTACGTTTGATTTGCACCATAACTTCCTACTAGATTTTTTTGAGCTTGAGTTAATCCGCCCATAAACTCATCAAAAGCAGATTGATCAAACTTGGGTCCAGTATAATTAGGGTTCATTGGATTGTTCGGAAGATGCGAACCACTGTGTGGTGGCCTCATCGGTCTACCCATAATTCCTTGACCGCCAGAAGCATCTGCAAAAGAAGGGCTTCCAAGAGGTCTTGTAAAACTAGGTTGAGGTCTGTTAGTAAGTGAAACACTCATATCAGGTTTAACACCATAACCTTCATTTGCAACAAAATTTTGCCCACCTTCAAGATAACCTGTATTTCCTACACGATTTAAATAAGATTCATATATTTCATCTTGTCGTCCACCAATGCTTCCTGATCCTTGCTTTCCAAAATAGGGACTAAAACGTACATCCCTTGTACCTGCGCCACCACCTGCTCTTTTAAAATGTTCAAATTCAGGAGAGTCAAAAAATCCTTGGTCTATGTTTGAATACTTATCCTTCATTCCTTGAAGATTTTGATCAGATTTATAATTTTCTAGCTGACCATAAGTAAAATTTTCACCTAATGATTCTTTCTGAGCATTATAGGCATCTAATCGTTTTTGATAATTGTCTTGCCTTCTTTTATCTGCCGCACCTACGTTAAGAGAATTTGTTTTATCAACGTTGCCGTTTATATCTACGGCATAAGCCATTTCCCCCCCACTAGAGTCAGTGTATATTGTTGTAGGATCGTATTTTAACTTACTTTCAATAGGAGCAGAAACAATTTCATCTAGTCGATCTGAATACATACCCTTTAATGGTTCTAAAACGCTAGTATAGTCTTTAAAAGTCTGTTGTTGGCCTCTTGGATCATTAAATATAGAATTAGGTCTAGGTTGCATAATTCCAGACGAAAAACTAGGCTGTCTAAACGGCATTGACCTAATTGATTTTGCGTAAGGTGAGGCTACCATGTATAATCTCCGAGTGAACTTGTTCGGGTTATACCATTTATTTAGTTTTCGATCAATAATTGATTGACTGTGAATTTGTGTTGTTTATAAAAGCACGGCAAGGCGGTTAAATTTAATCAGATTTAAACGGGCAAAGTTAATATCAGATCAGAACTTAGATAAATTCGCTACCAAATGCGCTAACATTTAAACGAATTCATCGCCGCCTTGCGCGACTATTTTCCTAAATTAATAGGTCTTAGTTTTGGCATAAGAGTGCTAGACGATACCCTGTCTGTCTCAATACATTGACCCATACTATCCATATCCTCATATGGTTTGTACGCTTCTGGTAGTGCATTTCCACACTCATATGCGTTTCTATACAAAGTTTTCTTTTGAACTTCCGTGCCTTCTATTACATATGTCAGCACAAGCATTGTGTAAAAAGTCATAACGCTTCCTCATGTTTTTCAAACTTGCCGTTGGCATCAATTTTCGGGATTGTAGTACGCTTTCTCTTTCCCGCAATCTCACCGCCACAAGCCATATATCCTGCGCCATCGACCCAATTGTCGGGGTGTTCGGGATTTGACCTAATCCGCGCTACTTTTAATAGCGTCATCATAACTCCAACTTCATGCGGTTTAATTCTAATGTCTAAATAAACCGACCAAAAGTCTGCGATCATTTCAAAGTTATCTTCCATGTCGCCATGATCAGACGCTCTGTCTTTGGTCACATATTGTTTTGCTGTTTCAAGAATTTCTGCTCTGTTAGTCATTTTTAATATCCAGTCGTTTGATCCAATTTACTAAAACCTGATAGCTCTTTAACCCGAGCAAGTCTGCGGCTTCGTGCAATGTCGGAACTTTGTTTAAAGCCCTATTAACATAGTCACGCTTCAAATTATCTACTGCGGCGTTGACATCAAAGTCCTCTTCGAACTTATCTAAAGGCAAATAACCCTCAACATCGGACTTCAATGCCTCCAAGTCAGATTGCGTTTTAATTTCATTTAAGCGATCAAGAATGTATCTGAAAGTTGGTCTTTCCATATTACTTGTCCTCTTCCAACTTAACAACAAGATCACGCTTAAACCTTACAGCCTCAGCCTTCGGGTCTTTCGCGTGAATAATATCGTTAAGACGCATAAGGACATCTTTAATGTCCATGCGCTCCCCTTTTAAATTCCATTTTGCCATTACCAGTCCTTCCCAAATACTTTTGCGAAAACTTCATTAAGCATACGTTCAATCTCTATGTCTTTTTTCATTGGTCTTCCTTTTTCTTTTCAACTGAAATTAAAAACTTTACATGAACAAAACCGCCCTGCATCGAGCTAATTGTGTAATGATTTGGGCAAGTCTTTAACCAAGTTAAAAACTCCTCTAAATTTTCTACTTGCGCATTGCTCATTAGTAATCTCCCTCTAATACTGGTTCCAAGGCATCGAATTGCTCCTGCGCCCATTCGGGAACGCCGTTCTCCTC